ATATCTTCGTTAAGGTAAACAAAAACATCATCAAGCAGGATCATCCGAGTCTAACCTCTCTGTCTTCCTCTTTAATGCCATAGCTAAACTGTACATGGCCTGCAGATCTTCCGGGTCCATGTCACGTTGCACATCGTACAGCATTTTCAAGTTCGGATTGGTGGCCATGTCCTCAGCTATCTGTGCGGTGACTGGGTCAGTGTAATAATCTTGCTGTTGGGATTCTTCATCAGCTTCTTCTATCAAATCCGATTTCTCGATTCCAAAATACTGAGCGAGCAGTTCGATTTTGCCCATTCTTGGGAACTTGGCTGCATTAATCCAGTTTGACACCGTAGAAAACGGAATGTGCAAATCATTAACCAGATCAACAGGCTGCTTGCCATGAAGATCTAACTGCCTTTTAAGATTTTTAGCGAATACCTTCCTAAGTTTTTCTTCTGACATAACCTCCAGTCCTTTCTTCCCCCTATTTGGATAATACAACAAAAGTGAAGTAAAAACAATTATTTGGCGAATCTAATTCGCTTTTAGGGTTGACACTTCGCTAAAAGGGAAGTAAGATGGATGGCGTAGGGAATGTTAATTTCACCTGGAAGGAGGTGTATGAATGAAGGTGTCACTTAAAGCGGCACGTGTAAATGCTGAGCTCAAGCAGTCAGAAGTGGCGGAAAAGATGGGAATTAGCGTCGATCGTGTCAAATATCTGGAGACAAAAGAGGGCAGTGCCAGGATAACTTATGAGACTCTGCTGGCTCTATGTTCGCTCTATGGATGCACTCCGGATGATATTTTTTTGCCCATCGACTACCCCGAAAGCGAAGTTAGTTAAGGAAGGGAGGATTAATGAAACCAGAAGAACGCATCCGGCGCCGGGTAGGTATCCTGCTCGACTGTGCGAACCTGATGGAAGTCCACAGACGGACAGGGATACCGAGATCGACACTCCGGCATTGGCAACAGGAACCGCTCCGGATTAAGGCAATTGACCTGGAGAAGTTGGAAGACCTGCTCGGAAATGGGAAAGAGAGGTACAAGCGTGCTGACACCAACCGCAGGAACTAAGGTGATCGAGAAGAACGGCTTCCACAAACGGATACCAGCACGGAGCTATGTGGTGGTCATGACGGAGAGAAAAGGAAGTCATGTCAGAGCAATCAGGCTCGACAAGCAAGTGAGTATGGCTGAGGCAAAGCAAACCGCCGAAGCAGACAATCCGCAATGGAAGCTCAAAGCGATATTTCCGTTGACGGACAGGGATTTTGAGTAAGGGGGACGAAATGAAGAATAGGGGATTAGATAAGGCGATATCGGCAGCAGGAGTGGTCCTGTTTGTTGGATTGATTCGCACAGAAGCACCGTTTGGAGTGCTGGCAACACTGACAGTGGTACTGTATGAGATTTGCTTGTGGGTGTGCCGGATAGCGCATAAAGAGGCAAGAAGGAACCGCAGAAGGCATTACATCACGGCGACGAAGCTGGATATGGAGCGTGTTGCGGATCAGGTGTTCAATCCGCTCAAGGAGGTGAGCTGATGGAGAAAATTAGAGCAATCGTGAAGCGACCAGATGAGATGTACGGTCACATGACGAATATTAGTAATTCGTTAAAGAACCTGCAGAACACTGTCGAAGGTTATATCGAGACTGTAACAGTGGCGTCCGATCTGGTGATTATCTGCAACGAAGAAGGCGTCATTAGAAACCTTCCGTTCAACTGCGAACTGTGCGGTCATCAGTTCTTCGGAACATTAATAATCTGCGGAGTCGACGGTGATGAGTTTGGCGACATTCCGATTTCATTCGACCAGTGGAAGCGATTCTTCTTCAAGGGAGGGATGTCATGAACGCATTACCAATCATCCTGCTGTCCGCAGCTCTCGCTGGTGCCGGAACAGTAGAGACGGAAACCGAGCGCAGCTACTCCGACGATGATGTCTGGTATCTGAGCAGAGTTATCCAGGCTGAATCTGGTTATTGCCAGAGAGAGATGATGGAAGGTGTCGGAAGTGTCGTCCTGAATCGGGTCGCTGATGACAGGTTTCCAGACAGTATTCCGGAAGTCATCCAACAGCCCGGCCAGTACAGCACGTTGTCATGGTTATCCAGTCAGACTCCGACGGAAGAGGTCATGGACGTGACCATCGACCTGCTGGAGAACGGAAGCAAGTTCCCTCCGGAAGTGGTCTGGCAGGCGAATTTTCCGCAGGGATCCGGAACGTACCAGACGCTGTCGACCTCGTACAGCACGATGTACTTCTGCTACTGAGAGGGGTGACAACATGGCCAACAGTGGAGTGAGCCCGGACTGCAATGATACCAGAAAATGCTTTGCAATGAGGTTCGTGCATGGTGGCTTCCGTGTGTGCAACATTCTTACAAGTACATACGAACGTGGCAAATGCCCATTCTGCAAGCCGTATAAGGACAAAGTCAATGAAACCAGAGGAGATGAATGATCGAGGTGTGGAGCAGTTAATGATTGCCATGTACGTGCTCGCCGGGAACGACTTAATCAGTGCCTATCGGTACAAGAAGGAAGACCAAGCGAGGGCAATCGAGAAATGGCTCAAGGAAGACACTTACGGATTTATCGCAGACTATGACGGCATCATCCGAGCCATCAAGAAGAAGTCAAAAGGTAAAGGATGGCTCAAGTGTCCGGAATTCGCGAAAATCGACAAGTTCCAGGAATCCAGAGCCAATAATGAAAAGCCGTACCAGAAGGCACGGCCAAAGGAGTAATAGGGGTAATAGATGGATTGGTTCGTCCCTTCCATCTTAACAGCAAAGGAGGTCAGTGTGAAGTATTACAGTTACGCCATTGGCAGAGACCTTACTAAGTGCAGGAATGTGTTCCTATATGCACCGGATGGTTATCTGCTGGAGATCGGGGATGTCGTCGCCACCGATGACGGCAATTACAGAATCATGTTCGCTCGCCATCATGCCAACATGGAATTCCCGGAAGTCATGGCAATGATGATTGCGCTTGATATGCGTCCGCTCAAGATCAGGAAGAAACTGACGGAAATTGTATTCGATTGGAAGGAAGATGAGACAAATGATGATGTGGACGGATGACCCGGTAAAGGACGCCGAGCGATACGCACAGGAACAGGAAGAGGAAATGAAGAACCGACCTGTGTGTTGCGAATGTGAAGAACCAATAGTCGAAGACTTTTACTACGAAGTTGCAGGAGAAATTTACTGTGATTCCTGCATGGACAAGCACTTAATTTGGATGTAGGAGGGGAAACAATGGCATTACCAGTATTAGTGGAAGGACGGAGCGGATCTGGCAAGACATTCGCTCTGAAGAACTTTAAGCCGGACGAACTCGGCGTGATTTCTGTCGAAAAGGGACGCTTGCCGTTCCGATCGGAGCTGAAGGTCATCCGGATCCCGAAGTGGAGCAGTGGAGAGCAGCAGAATTATGGACAGGTGAATGCAGCCAAGTATGCATGGATTATGAACATGATCCGGAAGGCAACGGTGAAGTCGATTGCGATCGATGACAGCCAGTATCTGCTGGCGAATGAATTGTTCGACCGGGCTTATGAGAAGGGCTACGACAAGTACACCCAGATGGCGGTCAACTTCCGGAATCTGATTCACTTCGTCAACGATCTGGAAGACGATGACAAGATTGTGTACTTCCTGCATCATTCCGAGACTGACTCGGACGGCAGAGAGAAGTGCAAGACCATCGGCAAAATGCTCGATGAGAAGCTGACCATCGAAGGTTGCTTCGACATCGTCCTGTATTGCCAGGATCACAAGTTCTTCACCCAGAGCAACGGTATCAGCACTGCAAAGTCGCCGGAAGGGATGTTCGATTTGGAGATTCCGAATGACCTGAAGGCGGTGGATGTGGCGATAAGAAATTATTACAACATGGAGGGCAATTTTAATGATTAAGAAATTCAACGACTACGAACAGACCAAAGGATATTCCGACAGCCAGCAGCTGCCACGTGGCGGTTATGTATGCAAGATCATCGGAGCAAAGCCGATCGAGACTAAGTTCGGGCAGTCCATAAAGGTCGCATTCGACATCGCAGAAGGCGAGTTTGCCGGTTACTACCAGCAGAAGTATGACGCCAACAAGAACGAAGACAAGAAGTGGCCGGGCACGTTCCTTCTGAATGTTCCGTCGGACGATGGATCCACACAGGACGGATGGACGAAGCGCAAGTTCCGCACATTCACGGACGCTCTGGAAGACAGCAATCCTGGCTACCACTTCGACTGGGATGAGACCAAGTTTAAGAACAAGATGGTCGGCTTTATCTTCAATTATCGTGAGTTTGAACTTCCTGACGGCAAGACAGGATGGACTCCAAATGCTCAGAACAGCACTTCCGTGCAGAAGATCCGTGACGGCAAATTCAAGCTTCCGGAAGACAAACCTCTGAAGAACAGACCAGTTGCTCCCTCCACTTCTCCTGATGGCTTCGTCAATGTTCCTGTTGGTACGGATGAAGAAGTTCCGTTCTGACTATGACTCCGATCGAGATCGAGAAGGTTCTCGATAGCATGGTAATCCTCAGGGATACCAGAGAGCAGAACACGGCAAGAGCCAGACGCAGATACAAGGCGTTTGGCCTTCCGTGCGAAAAGGCCGTACTGGATTACGGAGATTACACCTACAATGCTGCACTCCCTTCCGGATCCATTTACTCCGTCAAGGATAGGATCAAGCCAATGTGCGCTATCGAACGGAAAATGAATCTGGACGAACTGGCACAGTGTTTCACTCATGACCGGAAGCGGTTTGAGAATGAGATGCTTCGGTGCCAGAAGAATGGTGGAAGGATGTTTCTTCTGATTGAAGACGGTACATGGGAACTGCTGATGCTCGGCAAATACCGCAGCCGGTTCCGGCCAAATGCTT